TCGCCGAGAAGGTGGTAGAGGAACGGAGGTGACTACACTTCCTGGTGGTTCAAACCTTGGCGAGATTGATGACATCAAATATTTCCAACGCAAGGTATACCAAGCACTGAACGTACCAGTATCGCGATTGGAGCAGGAGCAAGCATACTCCCTCGGTCGTGCTACTGAAATCAACCGTGAAGAAATTAAATTCCAGAAATTTGTAACTCGACTTCGCTCAAGGTTCAGTAAGTTGTTTATTGGTATCCTCCGACAACAACTTGTGTTAAAAGGTATTATTACCGACAGCGATTGGATGGAGTTATTCCACAATCGTATTCGAGTAGATTTCTATAAAGACAACCACTATACAGAACTCAAGGATGCTGAAGTATTCCGTGAGCGACTGGGTCTGATGGATCAAGCATCACAATATGTTGGTGAGTATCTATCTAAAGAGTGGGTAATGAAAAATGTTTTCCATTTTACCGATGAAGAAATGGAAGACATGGAAAAACAAATAGGTTCTGAACCAGTACCAACTAATATAGGAGATGATGATGGAAACGAAACCTGAAGTTGAAATGAGTGATGTTGCTAATGAGACTCAAGAACCAGTAACAGTATCCGTAGAAGATTTGGTAAACTCTATTGAGAAGGGCGATGCCTTTACCTCTAGTCAAATTTTTAAGGACATTGTACAATCTCGTATCGACGATGCTCTAGAGCAAGAACAGATTCGTATAGCGAATTCAGTTTATAACGGAGCAGAGGAAGAAGAACCTTCAGAAGAAGAAACTGAAGCAGAACTAGAATCTGAAGTAGAAGCGGAAGATGAGGGCGAACCAGAGGTTGCTGAGGTTGAAGAACCTGAGTCAACGGAAGAACCTTCTCCGGAAGAACCAGTTGCTGAGATCCCTGCTGAGGAAGAGCATGAGGAACCAGAGGACCCACTTGGTATCTATGCTGACGAGATTGAAGATATTTTATCTGATGAGGAGTCTGAGGACGAATCAGAGGAAGAAAAAGTATAAATAAATGTTATGATTACGTTCTCCGAACTAAGGCAACGCAAAGCGAAGGGCGAAGTAGTCTGGTCCAAGAAGTATCGCAGAATTAAAACTGAGATACAAAAGACCGCCAAAGGTTTCGTTGCCTACATAGACGGGGATATGTTAGATACGTTCCGTAGTCAAAGGGACGCACAAAAATCAATAGAAACTGCGATCAAGGAACTAACATGAAACTAATTGCTGAATATAATGACAACACACTACAGTGTCTTGTCGAAGAAAAGAAAGACGGCAAGAAGTCATATGTTATCGAAGGTGTGTTTGCTCAGGCAGAGCAGAAGAACCGTAATGGTAGGGTGTACCCTAGACCAATTATGGAGTCTGCCGTCGAGCAGTATGTCTCTGAGCAGGTCGCAAAAGATAGAGCAGTTGGCGAATTGAACCATCCCGATGGTCCGACCGTCAACCTCGACAAAGTTTCGCATAAGATCACTGACCTTCACTTCGAAGGCAATGATGTTATCGGAAAGGCATCAATACTTGATACTCCAATGGGTAAGATTGTACAAGGTCTTCTCGAAGGTGGTGTTAATCTTGGTGTCTCAACTCGTGGAATGGGTAGTCTTGAGCAGCGCAATGGCGCGATGTATGTTAAGGACGATTTTGTTTTAAGCACGGTTGACATCGTGCAAGATCCATCTGCTCCTGGAGCATTTGTTAATGGGATTATGGAAGGTGTTGAATGGGTCTGGAACAATGGCGTACTTACTGCTCAAGAGATATGTGAGGAACAAGAGACTGAAATCGAAGCTCATGTCGATGCGCTTCCGCCAATTAGTGGCGTGGATCAAATCGTTGAGTACAAAAATTTCCTCTCATCCTTAAAAAGATCTTTTTAATAAGGAGAACACAATGGAAGATCAAAACATTGAACTCCGCGATGAGCAGGAAGTTGCGGAAGCAAAAGGGCATGACATGAAAAACGCTGAAGCACAGTCAATTGCCGCTACCGATAAGGCAGCGAACGCAACGACTAAAGCACCTGCTCGTACGGGTGACAAGAGCAACAGCGAACCAATGCCAAAGACCAAAGCAGGTATGATTAATGCTATGTACGGCAAGTTGAATGCCATGAAGAAGGTTGACCTTCAAGCGGCATACGGTAAGATGATGGGCGAAGAAGTCGAGTTGGAAGAGGAAGAAGTAGTTGCGGAAGCAGATACTCACTCTGAAGAACTCGCAGCATTAGTCGAGTCTGAAGCCACTCTCAGTGATGAGTTTAAGGCAAAAACTGCTGTGATCTTTGAAGCAGCATTGAAATCTAAGCTCTCTGAAGAAGTAGAGCGAATCGAAGCAACCTACGAAGAAAAACTCGCTGAAGAAACTGCTGCGCAGAAAGGTGAGTTGGTCGAGAAGGTTGATTCCTACCTGAACTACGTGGTTGAGCAGTGGATGGAAGAGAACAAAGTTGCCATCCAAACTGGTCTGCGTGCTGAGATTGCTGAGAACTTCATGGAAGGGTTGAAGAACCTTTTCACTGAGTCTTACATCGACGTACCAGAATCCAAGATTGACCTCGTTGACGATTTAGCAGATCAAGTTGAAGAACTCGAAGAAGCTCTCAACAAGACCACTGCTGATGCGATTTCTCTGAGCGAAGAAGTTGAAGGTCTGAAGCGTGCAGCAATTGTTGCCGAAGCAGCATCTGAACTCGCTGACACTCAGAAAGAGAAGTTCTACTCTCTGGTAGAAGGTGTTGACTTTGATGACGCCGAGCAGTTTGCGTCTAAAGTTGCTACTATCAAAGAGTCATTCTTTGCACAAGCGACAGTAGAAACTGAAGAAGAAATAACTGAAGAAACTGAAAGCGACGTTGACACTGAAGAAGTTTCTCCTTTTATGGAACAGTACCTGTCTGCCATGCGCAAAATTAACAAGTAATCCATTACCCCATAAGGAGAATTAAGAAATGGATCTGAACTACGAATCTCTGGTGCAAAAGTGGGCACCAGTCCTGAACGAAGAGTCTAGCGGCGAGATCAAAGACGCTTACCGACGTAAGGTCACTGCTGCTATCCTCGAAAACCAAGAGCAAGCATTTGCTCAAGAAGCAGGTGCTTCTTCTTTCTTGCAAGAAGCCGCTGCTGCTAACAATACTTCAAGCGCTGCCAACTGGAACCCAGTATTGATCTCACTCGTACGTCGTTCTATGCCTAACCTGATGGCATACGACATCTGTGGTGTTCAACCAATGTCTGGTCCTACTGGCTTGATCTTCGCTATGAAGTCTCGCTACAAGTCTACTCAGTCTGGCGCCACTTCTGGTGACGAAGCACTGTTTAACGAAGCAGTTGTACCATATTCTGGTGACTCTTCTACGACTCACACTGCTGGTCCTTCTGGTCTTGACGGATTGACTGACTCAAACGGCGACTCCTCTATCGACAACGACCGTACTGGTCCTTCTATCGGTGGCGGTATGCCAACTGCTGACGCGGAAGCGTTGGGCACTGGCGGCGTTTCTGACTTCCAAGAGATGGGTTTCACCATCGAGAAAGCAACCGTAACTGCAAAGTCACGTGCGCTGAAGGCAGAGTACACCATCGAACTGGCACAAGACCTGAAAGCAATCCACGGTCTTGACGCTGAAGCGGAACTTGCTAACATTCTTTCAGTAGAAATTCTTGCTGAAATCAACCGCGAAGTTATCCGTACTATCAACAGCCAAGCGAAGACTGGTGCATTGACTGCTAACACTGCTACCAACGGTATCTTCGACCTGTCTACGGACGCTGATGGTCGTTGGTCTGTTGAGAAGTTCAAGGGTCTGCTTGTCCAACTGGATCGCGAAGCAAACACTATCGCTAAAGAAACTCGTCGCGGTAAGGGTAACGTAGCAATCGTATCTTCTGATGTTGCTACTGCTCTCGCTGCTTCTGGTATGCTTGACTACGCTCCTGCTCTGAGCACTTCTCTGGAAGTTGACGACACTGGTAACACTTTTGCTGGTGTACTGAACGGACGTATGCGCATCTACATCGACCCATATGCGGTTGCTGACTATGTAACTGTTGGTTACAAGGGCACTAACCCATATGACGCAGGTGTATTCTACTGCCCATATGTACCACTGCAAATGGTTCGCGCTGTAGGCGAGAATGACTTCCAGCCACGTATCGGGTTCAAGACTCGTTATGGCATGGTATCTAACCCATTCGTTGGCGGTACGCCTTCTGATGGTCTTGCTGCTGCTAAGAGCAACCAGTACTACCGCATCTTCCGTGTAGACAACCTGATGGTTTCTGCCTAAGATACGGTTCACCGAATAATAATAATAAAAATCGGTATTTGTATGGGGGGACTTCGGTCCCCCTTTTTTTATGATTACTATATAATACTGCAATGCAAGTTGCAATATGTTTCGAAACTATTGGAGATGATATGAAAAATATTATTCTGTTCTTTTTGTGCCTGCCCATCTTGGCACACGCTCATACTATCACCTACGACAACGGTGACGTTTATACGGTTGCTGACGACGAGTACGTTTTCGTTTCTAAGCGTTCTGAGTTGTGGAGACGTTCCGTCTACAATAACGGTAAAACGATGCGATATGAAAAAATCGTACCGACCGAAAAAGTAGATTACGTCCCACCAGACACTGGTGTAGACGGTGAAGCATTTGGTAGTCACGAGTGGTGTAAAGCATACACTCCTTGGAGTGAAGGTTATACTTTCACAATGCAGTACTGGCAACGTGGATGCGACACCAACAACGATAACAAATATGGTTGTGGTGACGAGAAGTATGATGCTTCAGAGGATGGCACTGCTTGCCCTTCTGAATAAAATGATGCCCCGAAAGGGGCATTTTTATTGCTTGCTTTTTGGGACTAAATAGTATACAATAGACCTATTCTATAGGAAAGTATACATGTCCGACAACCTTACATCTAATATCAACCTGTTCCAACCCACTGGGTTCAGGGTTGTCATTGATCGTCAGAACTTCTCTAATCTGACGTTCTTTGTCCAGTCTATCAATCATCCTGGTGCAGCAAACCCTGCTACCGAGACACCGTACCAACGCATACAAAGTGTTCCTATGCCAGGAAACCAGATGCAATATGGTGAACTGACTATGGATGTCTTACTCGATGAAGACTTTAACTCGTATCTAGAAGTTTACAACTGGATGCTTAGATTAGTCAACCTTGATCAAATTCAGAAAAGAGATTCTTTTGGTGGGGACACTAGTACCCAACCGACTTATGCAGATATCTCTATTACTGCCTTGACAAGTTCTAATCAGAAAAATAAGACCATACGATATATTGATTGTATACCAGTGGCGGTTGGAGACATTCGGTTTGAGGCACAGAACCAAGGTGTAGAGTATGTTACCTTCCCAGCAAGTTTCAGGTTTAGTTATTTCGAAATAGTGTAAATATGAATTTAGATGATGTACTTGCGCAGTGGTCGCAAGATTGTGAGATATCTCATAAGTTAGATGAATGTTCTAGAGAGACACCCAAACTTCACGCGAAGTATCTTGGGTATCTTACTCAAGCAAAACTCTTACTTAAGAAAGCAGAGTCGGATCAGCAAGTCTTGCTGAAGAACAAGTTTCTCTGGTACAACGGTAAGATGTCGCAAGAAGAGATCGTTGAACTTGGTTGGAAGCACGATCCGTTCGACGGTCTAAAGGTAATGAAAGGTGATATGAATTATTACTATGACAGTGACGCTGAGATACAGAAGTCAGAACAAAAGATTGCTTACTACAAAGCAATGGTTGATGCATTAAAGGAGATGGTAGAAGGTATCAAGTGGCGGCATCAACATATTCGTAATATCATAGAGGTGCGAAGGTTTGAGTCAGGGGGATAAAAAATCTCTGCTCGCTTATGGTACGACACCTTCTTTCCCTGCTATTGTTGATCATGGTAACCCACTGAAGGGAAACCAATATATAGAAGGCAGGATAGAAAAACTACAAGAGGAGTACGATGCTCTTGTAGAACTAGTACAGGATACAACTCGCGTAGAAAACGCAGCGATAGGAGTAACACCTATCATCGGCAAGAAGTATTATCTGTACAACAACAAGGGGCAGGATGTTATGAGTATGATCGCCCCAGAAGAGTGGACTGAAAATACTCGTCCCGATTTTTTTATAGCATGTTTTAAACTAACAACAGATGGAGTGTGGAGACGTTATGGCGAAGACAATGAAAACCAATATCAAGATTAGAAAGAGGGCGAAGAAAAGTTCGCATGGTTCTTATCGCGATAAACGTAAACCAAACTCGCCTATCGTTTTAGCAAAAGCAAAAGCGAACGCAGCTGCTAACTTCGGTAAAGACCCTGCGTTCAGGGAGGAAATTTATGGCATACAGCGAGAAGGTGCTTGACCACTATGAAAATCCTAGAAACGTTGGTAAGTTCGCCGACAGCGAAGAAAATGTCGGAACAGGCATGGTCGGTGCTCCAGCGTGCGGAGACGTCATGCGGTTGCAAATCAAAGTATCGTCCGACGGAATTATTGAAGACGCTCGATTCAAAACTTTCGGATGTGGCAGTGCTATTGCTTCTTCATCGCTACTCACCGAGTGGGTTCGAGGAAAGTCCCTTGACGAAGCAGGAGAAATCAGTAATCGACAAATTGCTGAAGAACTATCACTCCCGCCTGTAAAGATACATTGTTCAGTACTAGCGGAAGATGCGATTAAGTCAGCAATAAAAGATTACAAAGAAAAGCATGGCGACCCTGACGTTACAAATGCAGAACCACTCAATGATGGCAGTCCTGTGTGATGCAGGTGTCCGTCACGAACTGAGTGAGTATTTCTCGTTCAATGTTCCTGGTGCTAAGTTTATGCCAGCGGTTCGACGCAGGCAATGGGATGGCAAGATCCGTTTGTTCAACTCATTGACCTGCGAACTCAACGTTGGATTGTATGCAAAACTTTGTAGGTTCGCAGCAGACCGTCACTATCACATACAGTTAAAAGATAGTCCGTATGGTCTTCCCAACGCAACTAACAAGGTCGATCACCAGAAGTTGGTTTCTTCGCAAGCAATTTGGAACATGCCTTTCGCTCCTCGAGATTATCAGTATGATGCTATAGTGCATGGTATAGAACGCAAACGCTGCCTCTTGCTTTCGCCTACAGGTTCTGGTAAGTCGTTTATAATCTACAACTTGATGCGCTGGTATCTTAATCAACACGAGAAGTCGGTACTGATAGTGGTTCCGACTACATCGTTGGTTGAGCAGATGTACAAAGACTTTGAGGACTATGGATTCGATGTAGATGAAGTCCATAGGATTTAT